GCTATCCAAGTCATCTACAACCAAGACCATTCCAAGATTGTAAAGGTTGAGCATATTCCGGTGGAGACCTTGCGTGCTGAAAAATGCAACGAAGAAGGGTTTATCCCGGCTTACTATTACGCCAAGAGCTGGGATAGGGTAGCACAACGCAAAGAGACCCCGGTACGCATTGATGCCTTTGGAATGAGCAAGGCGGGCATCGAGATTCTGTATATTAAGCCCTACAAAGCAGGATACTATTACTACGCCCCAACGGACTACCAAGGTTCACTTCCGTATGCAGAATTAGAGGAGGAGGTAGCCAATTACCATATCAGCAACATTAAGAACGGTCTTGCTCCGTCAATGCTGATTAACTTTAATAACGGCACACCTACCGAAGACGAGCAGACGTTAATCGAAGCACGTATTGCCGATAAGTTTTCTGGCAGCTCGAATGCGGGTCGGTTTATCCTTGCGTTTAACGATAACAAGGAACTCGCAGCAACAATCGAACCCGTACAATTATCGGACGCAAGCGAGCAGTACCAATTCCTTTCCGAGGAATGTACGAAGAAGATTATGGTAGGCCACCGGGTAACAAGCCCGATGCTTTTGGGTATTAAAGACCAAACCGGACTTGGAAACAATGCCGACGAATTAAAGACCGCTTCTATTCTGTTCGATAACATCGTTATCCGCCCTTTACAAGAGGTTTTACTCGATGCAGTAGAAACAGTCCTATCTTTTAACGGAGCGTCTCTAAACGTCTATTTTAAGACCTTGCAGCCGTTGGAGTTTAAGGAGGACGTTGTTGCCCCTTCGGACGTGGTGGAGGAATCTACCGGTATTGAAAGCAGCGGGTTTGGATTTTCTGCCGACGTGAGCGACGAGGTTCTTAACGGAATGTTTGAAGCGTTGAACGAGTTTGGCGAAGACGAGGACTTGGACGAATGGGAATTGGTAGACGAACGCCCGGTTGACTACGAGCAAGAGGAGTATTTAGATTCTATCTTAAAGTTCGCCAAGACCGGGGATGCTTTCCCAAACGCAAAGAGCGAGCAAGACGGCGAAACCAAAGACGGCCGTAAGTACAAGATTCGTTATGCCTACGCACCGGGAGCAACCAAAGCAAACAGCCGTGAGTTCTGTAAGTTAATGGTAAACGCAAAGAAGGTCTACCGCAAGGAGGATATTATGCGTATGCGTAAGCAGGAGGTTAACGCAGGATTCGGGCCTAATGGCGCAGCAACATACGATATATGGCTCTACAAAGGCGGCGCACGTTGCCACCACTTTTGGATGCGTAAGACGTATTTAGCAAAAGCCGAAGGCGTAACTCCAGATGCTAAAAACCCGAATGCAGACGTATCGGTAAACCAAGCTCGTAAGGCAGGCGTCAAGCCAGAGACGAATAACCCAAAGGTTGCAAAGCGTCCTGTAGATATGCCGCACGAAGGATTTTTAAAGCCAAGAAAGTAATGCCAACTGCTCTTTTTATCAAGCGTGAGGATATTGTACGCAATACGGTTATTTCCGGTAACGTCGATACGGATAAGTTTATCCAATTTATCAAGATTGCCCAAGAAATTCACATTCAGAATTACACGGGTACGAAATTGTACGATAAGATTTCCTCGGATATTATCGCCAATACGCTTGCAGGTAATTACCTATCCCTTGTAACGGACTACTTACAGCCAATGCTTATACACTTCGCTATGGTAGAATATCTGCCGTTTGCTGCTTACACGGTAGCCAATGGGGGTGTGTACAAGCACACGAGCGAAAACTCTGTTAATGCAGAAAAAATAGAAATTGATTATTTAGTTGAGAAGGAACGCACGATAGCAAAATACTACACGGAGCGTTTTATTGACTATATGAGCTTCAACCAATCCTTGTTTCCGGAATACAATGAAAACGTCAACGAAGACATCTACCCCGACCGAGATTCCCGCCCGGCCTCGTGGGTGCTATAAGGTAAAGAGCGAGAATCTAATTAAATTAAAAAAGTACCTGGAAAATGGCAAATAGCATCGGTTGGGGCAATATCTACTGCTCCTCTAATTGGGGAGATGAGGATTACAATACGAGGGCAATAGGAGACGTACCTACTTGCTTTGGTAATGCTTATATATATGCGGATGCGTATGTTGCTCGTGTTGCCGCTGATAGCGGAACCACCGAAGGGTACGAGTGTTTAGTTGTTGCTATTGATAAATTAAACTTTAACTAATGTCAAGTTTTTACGATGATGCAAGTTTGGTAGTAATTCCAAGCGGCTATAAGACAAGCAAGATTTACGCAGAGAAGCCGACCGATGGCTCTGGCGATTTGACTTTTACCCGTGCTTCGGGTGCTACCCGTGTTGGGCCAAATGGCCTTATTGAGAAGGTGCGGACGAATCTTGTTTTACAGAGCCAAACTTTTGAAAATGCAAGTTGGCTAAAATACAATGCAACGGCTACCGCTAACACCACAACGGCTCCCGATGGTACTACCACAGCAGATACGTTAACGGATAACGCAACAAACGACATCCACATAACATATCAATCGCTATCCCTTACAGCTGGAGAAAATACCATAAGCGTATATGCAAAAGCCAATACTTTAAGTCACGCTTCTATTTATATTTACGATGGGGCTAATTTTTTTAGCTCTGGAATTTTCAATCTTTCCAATGGAACCGTAAGCGGTGCTGGAAGTATTATTTCAGCAGGCAACGGCTGGTACAGGGTTTCTTTTACGGCAACTATTGCAAGCGGTAGCGGGAATGTTTATATAGCACTTTCTAACGGAAGCACTATTTCATACGCTGGAACTGGGCAGTCAATTTATGTTTGGGGCTATCAGGTTGAAACTGGTGTAGCAACAGCCTACATACCCACCACCACCGCAGCGGTAAGCGTTGGCCCTGTTAGTGGGTTACCCCGTTTGGACTACTTGAATAGTACTTGCCCTCGCCTGTTGCTTGAACCCCAGCGGACTAATCTTGCCACTTGGTCAGAGCAAGCTAACGCATACACTAAAGCCAACGCAACAATCGGAAGCAATGTAGTAGCTTCTCCCGATGGATACACGAATGCTGATTCTCTTATTGAGGATACCACTAATGGCGCTCACGCATTCTTTAACTTCGGGCTTACTACGTTTAGCGCACAATCTTATACCGCTTCGGTTTTTGCTAAAAAGGGTAGCCGAGATTGGTTTGCCTTGCAGATGTACTGGAACACTAACGTGCTGGCGTATTTTAATTTAAATACTGGCGTAGTCGGAACGGTAACCGCTGGAGCAACGGCAACCATTACGCCATACGGAAACGGATGGTATCGCTGCACCATTACTGCTACTGCCGAAGCAAATGCTGGAGGTATTGCTATCTATGCTGCTAACGGCAACAATAGCATTTCTTACGCTGGTACTAACGGCTTGACTGCTGGGTACTTCTACGGCTGGCAGTTGGAAGCAGGAGCCTACGCCACCTCTTACATTCCAACGCTGGGCGCAAGTGTTACCCGTGTGGCCGATGCTGCCAGTAAGACGGGAATTAGCTCGCTAATTGGGCAGACGGAGGGGACTTTGTTTGGTGAGTTTACTTTTACTGGAGTAACGCCTTTAATGCACTTGTTTTGCAGCGTAGCGGGAAGTTATGCAAATGCAATTTATGTACAAACTTTTTCCTCAACTGGAATAAGTATGCAGGTATGGAGTGGCGCAGTTAATCAAGTGGGAATTGACCTTAGCGGTTTATCTGTTGGGCAAAATATAAAGTTTGCGGCAGCATATAAAAATAACGACTTTGTTTTTTATGTTAATGGAACGCAAGCGGGTTCCGATACGAGCGGAACTGTTCCATCTGGCTTATCGCAAATTGAAGTAGGGGGATATAGCGAAGCGGGCTCCCCATTTATTTGGAGTTCATCTACAAAGCAAGCCCTCCTATTTAAGACCCGTCTAACCAACGCCCAACTGGCAGAACTTACCACGTTATGAGCAGTTGGACTTCGTTTGATAAGGTACTGCACTTCGTAGGGGGTGCAATACTTTATCTTATTTCGGGTAGTATGTTGGTCGTTCTTGTCGCAGCAGCAGGCAAAGAATTAATAGACGAAATACGCTACGGAGGATTTGATTACAAGGATTTGATTGCAACACTATTGGGCGGACTATTTATTTATTTACTATGACATTTTTGAAGTACGAGTTTGCTGACTGGGCAACAGCCAAAAAAGCAATAGAAAAGACCACCACCTCGTTGGATGGCATTACAGAAACAACGTGGAATACGGAGCTTGTAGTGGCCGTTGTAGAACTTGGGCATATCTGCACCCAATGGGAAACAAACGAGCAAGGAGAACGCATCTGTGTAAGCGAGAACCCTAACTATGCCGTTGACATCCTTTGGCAAAACGAGCCGCTTGCCGCCTATGCTGATTCGGTTGTGTGGCCTGCGCCTTGTGGTATTCACATCTTTGCAGGATGGGAAGAAATCTACGCCCAAGAATACTGCGCTGCCAACCCAGATGCCGCCTATTGCCAACCCCCAGCACCAATCGAAGAATGAAAACAGATAGCACAAGCGCAGTAGCGACCTCTTGGAGTTTAGCCGTTGGAGGATTAACGATTGCCGAGGTGCACCAAATAGCGGGTCTGTTCGTAATGACCACCTCTTTCGTGTACACGTTGTGGCGTTGGAACCGAGATATTAAAAATGATAAATAGAATCTTTGCAAATCCAAAAACTACCGTTATAGGGCTTATCTTAATTTCATTCGGGGGTATCCTCGTTTGGTTTGAGAAAGCGTCTCTAACGGAGTTTAGTGCGTTTATTATGGGTGGGTTTGCGTTAATGATGAGTAAAGATGGCGAAGGAGACAACCAAAATCAAGAAGTCCAAAAGAAAACTCGGACGGCACACAAAAAGCCAAAACAAAAAGTCGACGAGTAAGGCCTATCGGGGTCAAGGCAGATAAAACCATCATTAGAGCAATAAAAAGCACCTAATGGGTCTTAAAAGTGACAAAAAACATAACCTATGCGACTTTCAAGGGACTTTATACTTTCGGAATTTACGGATACGGATACCGGTTTGCCCAACAATCCAAGCCAAGAGGAAATCCGAAATCTAAAACTATTGGTACAGAAAGTCCTGCAACCGGTACGGGATAAGTTCGGAGTAATAAACGTAACGAGTGGTTTCCGTTCACCAGGGGTAAACTCTGCCGTTGGCGGTAGCGCAACATCCGACCACGTACACGGTAGAGCAGCCGATATTCAATGCGAGGATATGGCTGCTGTATTTAAGTACATACGCAAGAATCTGCCGTTTAAGCAACTTATTTGGGAATTTGGTACCGATGCTCAACCGAAGTGGATTCACGTTGCCTACGACGCTAATAACAACAAAGGAGAAGTATTAAAAGCAATCAAGAAAGGTGGAAAAACAAAGTACGTCCAATTTTAACGACTGGTTAAATGAACTCGAAGAACTACCCACACCCCCTGCTTGCAGCATTGATAATCCTGATTGCGAGTCTTGCTCTGGGTAGTTGCTCTGCTGAATACCATTTGCGCCAAGCCGTAAAGAAGGGTGCGAATGTTTGGCAAACGAAGTGGGACACGACTATTGTTACCAAGGAGCGTAACTTATGGGACACGCTCACGCTTAACAATGTAGATACCGTAGTTGTTCAAAAGGACAACATTCGGATTAAGATTGTTAGAAACTTTGATACCATCCGATTGCAAGCGACGTGCTTGCCGGATACGGTGCAAGTAACAAAGTACATTAACACCAAGATTGCGACCAAGGGAAAAGGTGATTGGGAGAAATACCTAATGCTGTTTGCAGTTGGTATGCTGTTTATAGTCCTAATAAGGCAATAGAGGTGCTTTAGGTGCGTTCTAACGCATTATCTATCTAAATTGGATAGATTGTACCACTTGAATAATAAAATGCGTGTAAACGCAAATTTTCTTTTATTTTTAATTTTAACTCAAGTTAGTTAGTTAACTTGATAGTTAGTTAAGTTATTTAGTTATATAGTTAGTTAGTTATATAGTTAGTTAACTTAACTAAGTTGTAAAAAATAAGCATTGGGCGCATACGCCCGACAAATGTTGAAAACTTTTTAGTTATTTACATTGGTTACACCTATCGTTTTCTTTTTTAGGTTTGCAATATGGCAACAGAAAGAAACGACCGACGCAAGAAGTATCTTGCAATGGAATTGAAACAAATTCCCAATGATTACACCAACGCATTCCTTAACCACTTCGGATTCTGCGACTACCCCAGAAGCGAAAACGAATCAGCAGCCGTTAGAAAATACAACACCTGGGAGCAAGGAAAAAAAACCTTTAACCAATGAGCACCAAGGATTCCACCAAGTATTTATCTACTGGGACGCCTGAATACTACATTGGCAAGTTCAAAGGCATTGAGGCGTTTGATGTGGTGCAGGACTTTGCCCACGATAATTACAACCTCGGCGTAGCAATCGCCTACCTTCTCCGTGCTGGAAAGAAGGACGGCAATCCTGCCGAGCAAGATATTACCAAAGCAATAATCCACCTACAACGTGAACTCAAACAGCTCGAAGATTATGCCGTACTATACCAATCCCGAAGTCAAGAACCGGATAGATACGATTCTGTCGGAGGTTGCGATTCTTTTCGCTAATTGCAATGACGAAAGCCGTGCCTACGCCAAGGAGCAGGAACAAACCCTCCTCAAAGAAGTCCACAAGCTCGACCCGGCCTTTGCAGCCCGCTGCGGATATAGAGATTAGTGTAACGCTATCCAAGGTTCCCTCACTAAACCAATTCTATTCCTCCAAGCATTGGATAGTACGCAAGAAGGCCAAGGACAAGTTTACGGAGGAGGTGCTTACGCAATTAGCAGCATACGATAAAACACGCTTCCGAACGATAACGGCTACCCTACGCCACAATTACGGATACGATAACGATAACTGCATTATGGCTATTAAGTTTGCCTTGGATGCGTTACGCAAGTGGGGAGGCATCGAGGACGATAATACTAACTTTGTAACTAAAATCACTATAAGCCGAGACCACGAGGTTACAAAGAATACCGGACAAGTAATTTTTTTTGGTAAGGGTGTTGTATGTTAATTTTTTTGCGTATGTTTGCCTTGTCTAACACCTAAAACAAATCCTATGGACTACGGACAAAGAACAAACTGGTCGCAAGAATCGGCTCAACAAATGGTTGAGTTCTTACAACACCGAGTTGAGGCGATGGCATCCAAGATGCAATTCCTCGAAGCAGAAAACGAAGTATTAAAACAAACCCTATTAAACGAATTACACAATGCCTAAAATTACAAGCATCACCCCAAACGGCCAATGGCAAGAGTTCTACAAATTAGACCTCCGTTTTGATAACGGCGATTTCGGAACCGCATTCGCCAAGTCCCAAACCCCTTCCTACAAAGTAGGCGATGAGGTTGAGTACACCAAAAACGAGAAAGGCACTATCAAGATTCAGCGTGGCGATAAACCCGCTTGGACGCCTTCCGCACCAAAGGCCAACGATGACCGTTCGGCGTCTATCATTCGCCAGGTGGCGTTGAAGTCGGCTGTTGAGATGAGTGCCGCTTACGTTGCACAAGGCGCAACAATCGCCCCCGAAAAAATCTTTGAGTTGGCAGAGAAGTTTAACGCTTGGATGTCCGGCACCCACGGTGCTACACACCAAGAGCACTTTGCCGCTCGTGTAGAAGAATCCAGTCCGTTTTAGGTGTTTCATAATGACTGGTTTTTAGCCCCTCTCCGGAGGGGCTTTTTTTTGCCCAATGTTTTTTTGTATTGATTTTTTGTTTACGTTTGCCCTATGAAACACCCTGACCTAATTCCTAACGAAAAGGTATTGCCGTTCCTTGAAAGAGCAAGAGGCGGTAAATACTACGATACCGGTAAACTTGGCCACCCAGCAGTAGATGAGTTCCTACGATTCAAGGACGGCGAGTTTGTAGTTGTAACCGGCCACGCCAACGTGGGCAAGACGCATACGCTGATTTACTTGATGCTTATGCAAACAATGAATTACGATAAGAAGTGGCTTATCTATTCCTCCGAGAACGAGGTTCACTCGTTAAAGCGCAAGCTGATTGAGTTTCTTTCCTGCGAACCAATACAGAACGTAACCGAGGCCAAGATGTACCGCCACCTTGATTACATTGATGAGCATTTTCGTTTTATTGATAGCAACAATCTTTACAACGCATTCGACCTGCTTCGGGTAATGGAGGAAATCCTCGAAGAATGGAAGTACACGGGATGCCTAATTGACCCGTACAATTCGCTTACAACAGACCAAAAGAAACTTGGGAAAACTGGGATGCACGAATACCATTACGAGGTAGCTTCTGCTGTACGAATCTTCGCCCATAAGAACGCCGTTACAACAATCGTTAATACCCACCCAGTTACGGAAGCAATGCGCCGCACGCATCCCAACGGGCATACATACGCTGGGCTTCCAACGCCTCCAATGACCTCGGATATTGAAGGAGGCGGCAAGTGGGGTAACCGTGCCGATTCGGTAGTTATCATTCACCGCTACGCACAACACCTAACCGACTGGGTATTTACCGAGATTCACGTTCGCAAAACAAAAGAGATGGAAACGGGAGGCCGGCCAACGCCGCTATCCGAACCCATCCGCATCCGTTCAATGAAAGGCAATGTTGGGTTTACCTATAATAATCTTAACTTGCTAGATGTTCAAGCACCTATTCAAACTATAATTTATAGCGATGACCCATTTTAGTCAAGATTCCTGGGAGATTTATATGCGTGATAAAATCCTGCAAGTGAGCGACGTTGTTCGGTGGTTAAACGAGATGGCGTTGGCTAACCCAAACGAAAAGCACGTAGTCGACTATATGTTATCCGTGTGGCGTGCAACGCAAATGCTGGAGGATATGGTAGATATGAAGCGGCACTTGGACAAGCGTATTAACGAGGCACGAGTTGAAAACGCCCGCTTGCTTATTCAGAATCGGGAACGTGCTATTGAGATTGATGAGCTAAAAAAAGAGCTTTTACAAATCAAAGAAAACCTTACCTTATGATTATCCCAGTTCCATTCTCGCCAAACGAGGTGTTTGCAATCAATGGCAAAAAGTTTTTAGTATTGGACTATTGGCGACCCGTGAGCTGGAAGCAATGGAGTGCGTGGTATTTAATCGAGGACGAACACGGTAAGCAATACGAAGTGCCGTACTTCCATATTTTAATTCAAAAAGAAAGAGGCAACGCTAAATACGTTGGAACCAAAAGATGACCTACAAACAATTCTGCCAAAATATCGGCTACAAGGATAATGGCCGCCGAGATTGGAATAACGTAAAAATCCGAACCGCATACGCAAAGGCATTCCGACCGTTCTTTACCTTGGAGCAACTGGGCAATCAAATGGGCAAGTCCCACGCCACGATTATCCATTACCTTAAATTGAAATTCCCACGGGACAAGTTTTACGAATCAGCATACGATATAGCAGAAAAATTACGGGGAGATATTCCAGAACCCGAAGAAGACGAGGAAGCGATAATGGTTACGAAGGTTATCAATTACGATTATTTGTTAGAACGGAATGCTGAATTGGTACAACAAGTAAAGGACTTGGAGGCGAAGTTGGCAACGCTTAAACAATTTGTAAATGGGGTTTAGTATGAATTTTTACCCGTTGTACGGGTTTCTCTTGGGTGCTAATTGGAGTAAGACAGAGTTCGACGATTGCGACGTACATACGTTGGAGATTTGCCTTGGCCTTATATTAGTCGAAGTTTTATGGGAATCCTACCCCGATTAGCAAAGCGGCACGACGATTGGCTGCGTATGGCAAAGTCCTTCGGTCTTGACCGGGACGATGCTCACGACCTTGTGCAGGATATGTACTTACGGTTGCATCAGTACGTGGATAATCCCGAAAAGCTCGAATACGGAGACGATGACGTTAACACGTTTTTCGTTTACATTACCCTGCGGAATATGTACCTGCGGGAGATGACCAACCGAGCAAGAATCAAATTCGTATCAATCGAGGAGTTCGACGATAAGGAAGAAATTTACAATATAGAATCAGACCAAGCCCTAACCCTACTTTTGGAAGCCGTTAATGGCGAGGTATCTAAATGGGATTGGTACGATAACAAGCTCTTTACTATTTACCATAACGGGGACGTATCGCTTCGCAAGTTATCCGAGGCAACAAAGATTTCACTTCGTTCAATTTACAATACTTTGAAAAATGGCAGAGACCGAATCAAAACCAGCTGCGACCAAGAGTACCAAACGTGGGCGGAAGCCAAAGGGTCTCGGGGATAGAATCGAGCAGATAACCGAAGCCACCGGCATTAAGGCGGTAGTCGATTGGTTTGCGGAAGCAACCGGAGTAGACTGCGGATGCGAAGCTCGCAAGGAAAAGTTAAACCGATTATTCCCAAGCAAGAATCCTAAATGCCTGGAGGAACCTGAATACAAATGGCTCGACCAATTCTACAAGGAATACAAAAGCACCTTATCGGCAGAGCAAACCAAGGAAATAGCAACAATCCACGCACGAGTATTTAACCACCAATACCACGTGCCTTGCGGATGCAACCCGAAGCTTTGGAAGCAATGGGTAGAGGAGTTGCGTTCTGTATATACTGCCTATGAATCATTCGGGTAAATACGGCGAAGCACTCTGGAAGGCGTATCTTGAAACAAAGGGATACGATGTTGAGGATGCCCCGAATTACAAGTTCTACGACTGGGACTTGCGAGCAACAAAGCGGGAAGCAGACCAAGATACAAACTTCCATCCCGTATATACCTTCGAGGTTAAGTACGACGAGAAAGCGTATTGGTGGGCAAATAAACGTGGAACACCAGATAATCCGAATCTTTATATTGAGTACCGCAATACCAATAGAAACGAGGATTCCGGTATATTGATGAGCAAAGCGGACTTCTACGTTTATATTATCAAGGCGCAAACCGATATTGCTTATTTATTTAATACCGACAAACTACGAACGCACCTAACAAGTGCCAGTTACAAGAGCGTTGGAAATAGTGCAACCGGAGACGATAACGCTATGGGGTGGATTCCTCCGCTTGCTGTTCTTATGCAAACCAATTCATTCATTAAACAAATAGAGCTTTATGCCTTTACCTAAACCAAAATCCGGAGAAAAACAAAAGGAGTTTATTCAGCGTTGCGTTACGGATAACACAATGGCCAAGGAATTTCCCCAACGAGACCAAAGGGTAGCGGTATGCTATCAGCAATGGAAAGAAAAGTAGAGCTTCGGCTCTATTTTTTTTGTCTTAATGTTTGGTGTATTGTTTTTTTTTATATGTTTGTCGAAACAAACACCTAAAACAATGAATCAAAAACTGCAAGACCTCATCATTAACATAACCGTTCCGCTTGCGTGGTTCGCTATTGCATCCGTTGCAATCTTCGTTATGTTTCTTTTCCCACAACTTTTATGGAATTTGTTATGCAAGTAACATACGTTGACCTGATGGATGCTGCGGCAGACCAAGGAGTAGGCCCAGAGGATAACTTCGATACAGTAACTGCTTTCTACGAGGCGTTTGCTGCTTGGGCAGGATTCAAAAACGTAGACGAGTTTTACGATTGGCGGTTAGAGCTTGACGGAGCATACGAGCGTGGCGAAGATGGCGTTAAATTCTATGGTGGTTTTATCCAGGAGCCAAGGGAAATCGACTTCCCAGAGGGGTTTGATATTTCGCCTTTGTACTTACGTGCGGAGTACCGTGCCGAAAACCTTGCGTGGTGAAGCCGGGGGATATTGTGCTTGTCCGGGACTACGTGGACGAGCAATGGGAGCAAGCAAGATTCGTTTGCTACAACGAAAGTTTTACTTACCCGTACCGGGTGGTTGGCGTAAACGAGGAGGTTCCCTCGACGATTGACGATACCAGCGGATTTATTTACTGCAAATGAGACGGATATTCAAAGAGCTTGTTACCCGTGAATGCACGGATTGCAAGGAGGTAGTGGATGGAAAGTATTTCACCCATTGCAAGCGCACTAACAAGAACGAGGTGGTGTACTACCAAAGGGCAGATTGCAAGTTCTGCCGTGCCAAAAAAGAACGTGAACGTAGAGCAAGAAACAAATGAAAATAATTCAACTATTAGACGGTAGCACCTGGGATAGGGCTACCATTCTTGAAAAGATGCAAGACGATTCGTTTTACTACGGGCATCTTGCAAAAAACGCATTATCCTCCTCGGCTTGTAAGCTGCTTCTTTCCTCACCCAAAACGTACCACTACGTTACCAAGTACGGGCAAGATGAATCCGATGCGTTCACGGTAGGGCGATTGGTTCACCTGATGGCGTTAGAACCTCACCGGGTGCAGGAGTACGACATTATCGACGTGCAGAGCAAGAATACGAATATGTGGAAGGACGCCAAAGCAAGAGGCGGACAAATCATAACCAAAAAGGAATACAACGAAGCCCGCAGGATTGCTGATGCCTTACTACGCAACGAACACGTCCTTGGGTATATTCAGGGCTGCGAGTTCGAGGTTCCTGCCGTTGGTGTTATTGAGGGGTTGCCCTTCCGGGCAAAGGCGGATATTTTAGGTACTAATTTTATTGCCGACCTTAAAACGACCACCGACCTCCGTGCGTTTCCTTACAGCGCAAAGAAGTACGGCTACGACCTGCAAGCGTTTATTTACACCCGATTGTTTGGAGTGCCGATTGATAAGTTTATATTTATTGCCGTTGACAAAGCATCTTTGGACATTGGTATTTACACCGTATCACCGGAGTTTGTTGCGATAGGTGAGCAGAAGGCGCACGAGGCGATTGAACTTTACAAGGAGTTCTTTCTTGGAAATGACAACCCAGAGCTTGACAGTTACACCATCATCGGTCAACTTTAATCCTTACAAAATGACTGACATCACCAAATGCACGGGAGAGGGGTGTCCCTTCAAATTGCAATGCTACCGATTCACCGCCCCAATGGGAACGTATCAATCAATGTTTGTTGATGTTCCTTTGAAAGATGACAAGTGCAATTATTACTGGAAAACCTTTAACACCAAAGAGAAATGAAAATAGACCATATCGCACATTTTTGGGCAGGGATGGCAATCCTTGCCGTTACGGGTAGCTGGCCGATTCTTATCGCAGCAGCATTCGGCAGAGAATTAAAAGGAATCCTACTCGACGGCCGCAGAGACTATAACGACAGCGTTTGGGACGTTGTGTACACTTTGGTTGGTGGTATAGCCGCAATGGTAGGTAAATTATTCTTTACCTTATGAAAGCGGTATTGGAGTTCACACTCCCCGATGAGGAACCCGAATTTATGGAAGCCGTCAACGGAGGAATGTTTAAGCACGTACTTTGGAAGATTGACCAAGACCTTCGTGGTAAGTTGAAGTATGAAACCTTGACGGACTGCGAGTATAAATGCTACGAGTTGATACGCAAAGATTTGCATCGGCTACTTCAAGCAAATAATCTTACCATAGAATGAGAACACAAATTCAAGAGTTGATGGCTCTTTATCAAATGATTGACGAAATCGGTCAAATTATAGATTCCGAGAATAGCGGCCTATCCGCAGAGCAAAGGTTAAACGAGATTGAAACAACAATTAGAAATTATTTCAAGAATGACGCCAGTTGAAGAGTTGTTCCGTTTGCTTTGGGATACGCCCAAGGATAAGTTCACTTGGTTTACTATTCGTAAACAAATGATGGAAAAAGAGAAAGAGGCGCTAAGTACGGCATTCCACACGGACAGGCCATCGCTATCTCTGTACGAGAATGGTAGTGCTTTTGAGGAGTGGTACAACGAAACCTTTGATAATCAAAAGTTCTAAAATGAAAGACCAGTTTATGCGGATAGCAATGGCCCGGTTAAAGTCCATCTATCCATTCAAGCCCCAACGCAGAGCAGTTGCAGCAAAGATGTGGGTTAAGTTCTTGGCAAGACAATGAAGAATCACACTAAGGTTTACCTAAAGGCAATGGGATTGTCGGCTTTAGAATTTATCCCTTGTGAGGTCTGCAACAGGCGAGCCGTAGACATCCATCACATCGAACCCCGTGGTATGGGTGGCAGTAAACTTATGGATACCCCAGAGAACTTAATGGCCTTGTGCCGGGAATGTCACCACGAAGCAGACTTTGGTGTTGAATTGTCAAAAGATTTCCTAAAAGCCGTACACCTAAAAAAGCTCAACAAATGATTCACATCATTACACCGTGTTCCCGCCCTGGGAACTTAACAACAATCAAACAAACCATCCCGGAGGATTGCAGTTGGACGGTAGTCGTTGACGAGAAAGCAACAGGCGAGTTCCCAAACGGAATTACTTACCTACGCCCAAACGTATCCGGTAGTTGGGGTCATCCACTACGAAACGTCGGTATGGAGTTTATATTGGCATTAAGAGCCAAAAGAAGCGATTACATCTACTTTCTCGACGATGACAATATCATACACCCAGATTGGTACGAAGCCGTTAAAAACGAATCTTATCCGTTTATCACTTGGGGGCAGGTATTCAAGAATGGCCAACCAAGATTACACCCAACCAAGGAACCAAGAGTAGGTACAATAGATACCGCCTCGTTTATGGTTCGTTGCGATGCAATCGGTGATGTGAGATTCGGAAACGAATACGAAGCAGATGGCTTATTCGCTCAACAAATGGCTAAATGGAATACCAAGACGCTCGATGCCTATCTTTGTTACTATAACTATTTGAAATGAAAGTCCTTTGCCTCGGAGACCAACAATCCGGCGTGGTGTACCACCGGATTTACAAGCCCTTCACTCTGTTAAAGGAGAAAGGGCTTTTAGATTTTCAGATACTCAACTACAAACAGCCAATACCAGAAGCCGATTGGGAGGACGTTACCCACGTTATCTTTTCCCGTGCGCTTCCGTTCTCCGGTGAATCCTTTGCTAACTTCTTTGCTATTTGCAAAGCAACGGGCAAGAAGGTTATTATTGATAACGACGATTGGTGGCACTTGGCATTAGACCACCCCTCAAAAGCAACATACGACAAAGCAAACCTATCCGGACGTATTGTAAACTCGATGTACTTCGCTGATGAGGTCTGGACTACCCAAAGGTACCTTGCTGATAAGATTAAAAAGGTAAACCGTAACGTACATATCATTCCAAACGGATTAGACCCAGCCGACCCGCAATGGCAAATAACCCGTCAAGAATCAGACGAGGTGCGCTTTGGTTACGTTGCGGGAATATCACACCTTCCCGACCTTGTGCAAAACAAGATTGACCTTTCACCATACGAATCCTACGTTGCCGACCTTGGTGGATACCCCGAAGCCGCAAAAGCAAGATTCGCATTACAAACACAATCACCGGAGGAATACGGAAAGTTATACCAAGCCTTTGACGTTGCACTGGCTCCGCTACTTCCAAGTGAGTTTAACCGGTGCAAGTCAAACCTAAAAATGGTAGAAGCAGGGTTTGCTGGTTGTGCGTTAATTGTAAGTGATGTAGCACCGTACTCACAACACCTAACGGATAAGAACTGCATCGCTGTAAAGCATAAGGGCGATTGGAATAAGGCCATTAAATACCTACACGACAATCCAAACAAAGCCGGAGATATTGCCTTGACCCTGCACGAGGATATGACCACCAACTTCAACATTCACGATTTTAACGATATTAGATTAGAGCGTTTATGCAAATAGTACCAATTACCCAAGTGGTTCCCAATGCGAGCAACCCACGAATTATCAAAGACGATAAGTTCAAGAAGCTCGTAAAATCAATCCAAGAGTTCCCTCAAATGCTGGACTTGCGTCCTATCGTTGTGGATGCAAATATGGTGGTGTTGGGTGGCAATATGCGCTTAAAGGCGTGCAAAGCCGCAGGGCTTAAAGAAGTGCCGATTGTTATTGCCGATAACCTAACGGAGGAGCAACAAGCGGAGTTCATAATCAAAGACAATGTAGGGTTCGGTGAATGGGATTGGGACTTATTAGCAAACGAATGGGATGCTGCCTCAATTACCGATTGGGGACTTGATATTGGTGGCTTTGACTTAAAGGCAGAAGAATTTAACGAGGAGTTCTCTTTGCCAGATGGGGATAAGTCCCCGTTCCAGCAAATGACCTTCACTCTTGCAGATGAGCAGGCCGAGCAAATAAAGAATGCAATCGCAGATATTAAAGCAACAGACGATTACAAATACTGCGAAACCTTTGGGAATGAGAATAGCAATGGTAATGCACTCTACTTAATTATTATGCAATGGGCAGAGCAAAGGAAATAATTGTTAAGGTAATACCCGCCAAGATTGCTAACGAGTTTGTTAAGAAGCATCACTACTCTGGAAAGGTAGTTCCAAACAGCACCCTGCACTTTGGTTGCTTTTTAGATGACAAGTTACACGGGGTATTGAGTTATGGCCCAAGCATTAACAAGAATGGAACCATCAACCTTGTTAAGAATACCGGCTGGAATGAGTTTATAGAACTTAACCGTATGGCCTTTGATGACTACCTACCCAAGTATTCGGAGAGCCGCTGTATTGCAATCACCATACGATTAATAAAAAAGCACGCCCCGCACATTAAATGGGTTATTAGTTTTAGCGATGGTACTCAATGCGGTGATGGTACTATTTATAGGGCAAGCGGGTTTAAGTTAGTTGGGATAGCGAGCAATGCAGGAATATGTAAAATAAATGGTCAGGTATCGCATATTAAAAAAACCTACGATATGGGCTTAACAAGTTCTTTTCTTAAAAAAAGCGACATACCAAAATTAAAAGAGCGTGGCTATGAAGTTGAGCTATTAACTGGCTACCAATTAAAATATGTTTATTTAATTGATAAAGATTGCGAATTAGCACAACCAGTAATACCCTTTGAGAAAATAGATGAATTGGGTGCAGGTATGTATAAGGGACAAAAAATAACCCTCCAAGAGAGGAGGGCTACTTTGAGCGAGGAGGTCGATTCGAACGCCACTTCTTGATTGGAGTACCAAGCGTGCAACCATTACACTTTCCTCGCAGGTGAAACAAATATAAAACAAAGATATGGTATGGACAAAACTGTACAACATAAAAAGGCAATGCTCGATGCATTGGAAAAATCCCTCGGAGTTGTAACCTCGGCTTGCAAGACGGTAGGCATTGGGAGAACTACGCATTACCTTTGGATGGATACCGACCCCGAATACAAAGCAGCAGTCGAAGAACTATCAGACGTTGCCATTGACTTCGCAGAAAGCCAGTTGCATAAGCAGATTAAGGACGGCAATTCAACCGCTACTATCTTCTTTCTTAAAACCAAAGGGAAGAAGCGAGGTTATGTAGAACGCCAGGAGTTGGACGTATCTACGGGCAAGATGTTTCAAATAGAAGTTCTTGGGGAAGATTCAGACCAATAAGGTATTTAACCACCTAATTAAAAGCGATAAGCGTATTATCGTTGAGCAAGGCGGTACACGGAGTGGGAAAACTTACAATATCCTGCTCTGGCTTATTTTCTATTACACCGAACGCAATACCGCCAAGACCATAACCATTTGCCGTAAGTCGTTCCCTTCCCTGCGTGCTTCGGTAATGCGGGACTTCTTTGACATTCTCCGTAACCACGACTTGTACCGGGAGGAATACCATAACAAGTCCAGTCACGAGTACCACCTTAACGGAAACCTTGTTGAGTTTATATCCCTTGACCAGCCGCAAAAGATTCGGGGACGTAAACGAAACCTGCTTTACATTAACGAGGCAAACGAATTGTTTTATGAAGATTGGCAGCAGCTTATATTTCGTACCGATGGGCGTATTATTCTTGACTACAACCCGTCCGAATCTTTCCATTGGATTTACGACCGGGTAATACCACGTGATGACTGCGACTTTTACCAAACCACCTACCGGGATAACCCGTTCCTTGACGAGCAGATTAAGAACGAAATCGAACGCTTAAAAGAAACCGACGAGGACTATTGGCGTATCTACGGCCTTGGCGAGCGTGGTATGAGCCGAGCAACAATCTTTCAATTCGGAACGTCCGAAATTCCACAAGAAGCAAAACTATTATCCTATGGCCTTGACTTTGGTTTTACAAATGACCCATCTGCTATTGTGGCAATCTACCAGCACGGGGATAACCTTTACTTGGACGAGTTGCTATACCGAACCGGGATGACTAACCGAGACCTGCACAACCATTTGCAATCCCTTGGCCTTGACCGCAGGGACGAAATCTTTGCGGATAGTGCCGAACCGAAATCAATCGAAGAACTGCACCGATTCGGGTGGAACGTAAAGCCAACAGCCAAGGGGCAAGATTCAATTAACGCAGGTATCGATATTCTTAAACGCCACAAGTTGTTTGCAACAGCACGAAGCAACAATCTAATTAAAGAACTTCAGAACTATAAATGGACGGAGGATAAGAACGGCAACCTGCTTAACAAGCCGATAGACGTAATGAATCACGCCCTTGACGCTGCACGCTATGCCGTGTACAATAAACTTTCTAAACCAAACTACGGTAGGTATTCTATCCGTTGAGTTATTTACTTATGGAACTGAAATTAGTAGTACCAACTTCGTTAGACGAAATCACGCTCGAACAATATCAGCGATTCGCTCGTATTGAGGGCGAAGGTGAGTTTAAGCAAATGAAGATGCTTGAAATCTTCTGCGGGGTTCCATTTTCAGAACTGCCCAACGTCCGTTTGGTGGATGCGGTAAACGTATTGCAACAGCTTACAAAGACGCTATCCGAGAAGCCCGGATTAACTAAATTCTTTGAACTTAACGAGGTTAAATACGGATTTATTCCCGCACTCAACGAAATCTCATTGGGTGAATTTGTTGACCTTGATTCCTACTTATCCGATTGGGCAACTATGCACCGTGCAATGGCTGTACTGTACCGCCCGGTTGTAAAGGAGAAAGGTGAGCGTTACGACATTGAGAAATACGAAGCAACAGACGAACGAGACGAACTAATGAAGCAGATGCCCGCTTCGGTAGTGCTTGGTGCGCTGGTTTTTTTTTATCGTTTAGGGAACGTATTAGCGGCGCATACCCTTCGCTCTTTGGAGAGAGAAGTGAAAACCCATACACCAGAGAAGCCCAGTTCGGACAGCGATGGGGATGGTATCAATCAATCTATGCGCTTGCTCAAGGAGATGTCCTCAAATTTGGAGACGTTACTAAACTTCCAATAAACCAGGCATTAACCTACCTAACATTCGAGAAAGAGAAAAACGATATTGAAATTTCAATGATTAAAAAATGAGAAGTTTTTACCTTGCCACCGAAAAGATAAACGATTACCTGTCCTCGCACCCGTTGGTGAAGGTTGTAACATTTGGAGATATTTTCGACGTTGACCTTAACAAGCAAACGATATTCCCGTTGGCGCATATTATGGTTAACCAAGCAACATTCGCAGACCACGTAATACGATTCAACGTATCGGTTCTTTGTATGGATATTGTGGACGAAACCAAGCAAGATAT